CGGCTGGATTCACACCGAGACCGGCCGGCGACGGTTCCGCACGGCGTTCCATGAGATTCCGCGGAAGAACGGGAAGACGCTGATTGCCGCGATCGTGCTGCTTTATCTCGCGTTCTTCGACGGGGAGCAGGGGGCTGAAGGCTACTGCATCGCCCTCAAGAGAGACCAGGCGAAGCTGGTGTTCAATGACGCGCGCAAGTTGGTGCTATCGAGCGGCCTGAAGATGCGGTTGCGGATTCAGGTGGCCAACCTGTATCGGGATGACACCGCATCGAAGGCGCAGCCGCTGGGCGCGGACCACGATTCGACCGACGGTCTCAACCCGAACGTGGTCATTGTGGACGAGATGCACGCCATGAAAGACCGCGGGATGCTGGACGTGATGGAGACGGCGACGGGGGCCCGGGCGCAGCCGGTGATCTACATCATCACGACGTTCGGGAATGACCCGGTCAGTCCGTGGGGCGATCAACACGACTATGCGACGAAGATCCTCGAGCAAGTCCTGACGGACGAGTCGTTCTTCTATTTTGCGGCGCATGCCGATCCTGACGATGACTGGACGCTGCCTGAGACGGCGAAGAAGGCCAATCCGAACTACGGCATCAGCGTGAACCCGGAGGACTTGGCGGCGAAGGTGCTCAAGGCCAAAGGTATCCCGAGCGCGGAGGCGACTTACAAACAGAAGCACCTCAACCTGCTCGTGTCGTCGTCGAATCCCTGCCTGTCCGTGGACGGGTGGCGCAAGGGGCAGACGAGATGGACGCCCGACGACTTGCTGCACGAGCCGTGTTACGTCGGCATCGACCTCGCCTCGAAGCTGGACCTGTGCTGTTGCTCGCTGGTTTTTCCGCCGACGCCGGGTCGGGGAACGTGGCGGCTGATTCAGCACATCTGGACGCCGGCTGACACGCTAGTCGATCGGGCGCACCGAGACCGGGCGCCGTATGACGTCTGGCGGGACCAGGGCTGGCTCATCGCGACGGAAGGCACCCAGATCGACCACCAGTTGATCCGGGGCGTTCTCGTGGCGGCGCGGGAGCGGTACGACATCCAACAGATTGGCTTCGATCCGTGGCACGCCGACACGCTCATCACGCAGTTGGTCAAGGAGGATGGGTTCGCGGAGACGCAAGTCCTGGCGGTGCCGCAAACCTACGGCGGCATGTCGTCGGCCTGCCTGAAGGTGCAAGCCGAGATCCTGAGCGGGGCGATGGACGCGCGGGGTTGCCCGGTGACGGCCTGGAGCGTCAGCAACGTGGTCGCGAATCACGACGGGAAAGACAACCTGATGTTCGCCAAGGGCAAGAGCCGCGGGCGGATCGACCCGGTCATTGCGCCGACGATTGCGGTGGCGCTGAAGCTGCGCGAACCTGTGGTCGTCGCGCCGTCCTATTCGATGTTCGTCTTTGGAGGGGCACGATGAACGCACCAAACGCCGAGATCACGCCCAAGCGTCGCGGCCGTCCGCCCGCCGAGCAGCCGCTCAACACGAGCCTGCACGTAAAGGTCACGGAGGGTCAGCACGATCGGCTGGACCAGTTCGCCAGGCGCCACGGCATCCCGCTGGCGGCGTTCGTCCGCCAGCTCCTGACCGTGCGCTTCGATTCCCGCCTCTAGTCGGCCGGCATTTTCGGTAGCAATCAAATCAAGGCGGCCGAGCTGTCCGCTAGTCTGTCCCTCGGAGGATTGTAAACTCCGATGGACAAAGCCTATTCCTTCCTCACCATCAAGGCGATCAATCAGGAACGGCGAGAGTTTGTCGGCGTGGCGACCACTCCGACGCCCGATCGGGTGGGCGACATCATGGAGCCGTTCGGCGCGAAGTTCGCCGAGACCATTCCCCTGCTCCTCTTCCACGACCACAAGCAGCCCGTGGGAACCGTCGAACTTGATTCCCCTACCGCTGCCGGCATCACCTTCCGGGCCAGGATTCCGGCCGTTGCCCAGCCAGGGCGACTGAAGGATCGCGTCGATGAGGCGTGGGACTCCGTCAAGGCTGGGGTGATCCGCGGGGTGAGTGTCGGGTTCAAGGCCGCCTCCGACGCGATCGAGCGGATCGGCAAGACCGGCGGCGTCCGGTTCAAGCAGTGGGAACTGCTCGAGCTGTCGCTGGTCTCCGTGCCAGCCAACATCGAAGCGACGATCACCTCCATCAAATCTTTCGACGTCGATCGGTCAGCCGTGCTCGGCACGACCGGCGGCGTTTCGTCCAACCAGTCCGGCGCTGCGGACGCACGTAGGAACAGACCGATGAACAACTCCGAACGACTCACGGCCCGGAAGGCCGAACTGAAGACGAAGTCCGCACGCCTGGAAGAGATCCAGACCAGCGCGGACACCGAGACCCCCAGCGATGCGCTGAAGCTCGAATCGAAAACCCTCGTGAGCGAGATCGAGGACATCAACGGCGAAGTCGACCGACTCGAGGCGATCGAGAAGGCCCAGGCGCGACAGGCCGTCAAGGTGTTTGCGCCGACCAGTGCCGCGGGTGCTGCGGCGCGCGACATCGACACGCACGTCGAGGTCAAGAGCGTCCTGCCGGCCGGCATCGAGTTCGCGCGCTACGTCATCTGCAAGATGGCGCAGGTGATCTCGAACGGCGGCATGAGCGCGCTCGAGATCGCCAAGAGCCGCTACCCGGACCAGCCGCGCATCCAGCACCTGATCAAGGCGGGCGTCACCGCGCACACCACGACCGACGGCTCGAACACGGGCGGCCAGGAGCTGGTCTACGCGACCAACCTCGTCTCCGAGTTCATCGAACTGCTTCGGCCGATGACGATCATCGGCAAGTTCGGGCAGGGCAACATCCCGAGCCTGCGGCGCATCCCGTTCAACGTGCGCATCACCGGGCAGACCTCGGGTGGCGCCGGCTACTGGGTCGGCCAGGGCAAGCAGAAGCCGCTGAAGAAGTACGACTTCTCGGCGACCACGCTCGGCTTCGCCAAGGTCGCGGCCATCTCCGTGCTGAGTGACGAACTCGCGCGGTTCTCTTCGCCCTCGGCCGAGGCCCTGGTGCGTGACTCCCTCGTGGGCTCGCTCGTGGAGCGGCTGGACACGGACTTCGTGGACCCCTACAAGCAGGCGGTGGCGAACGTCAGCCCCGCAGGCATCACGCAGGGCGTCGTGGCCCTGACGCCGAGCGGCACGGACGCCGCGGCGGTTCGGGCCGACATCGCGCAGCTCCTGGCGACGTTCATCACGGCCATGATCGACCCGACCAACGGCGTGTTCATCATGCCGAACTCGGTCGCGCTCGCGCTGTCGCTGATGCGCAACGCCCTCGGCCAGAAGGAGTTCCCCGACATCACGATGCGCGGCGGGACGCTCGAAGGCTTCCCGGTCATCGCGTCGCAGTATGCGACGGGCGGGTCGCCGGAGACCAACCTCGTCATCTTCGTTAACGCCAGCGACATCTTCCTGTCCGACGATGGGCAGGCGACGGTCGACGTGAGCCGCGAAGCCTCGCTCGAGATGGAGAGCGACCCGGAGAACCAGAGCGGGACGGTCGTCTCGATGTTCCAGGCGAACCTCATCGCGCTGCGCGCCGAGCGGTACATCAACTGGGCCAAGCGGCGCGCCGCGGCGGTGGCGTACCTGGACGGCGTGGCGTACGCCGGCGGCAGCCCGACTCCGTAAGCGGTCGTGTGGTCGGTCACAGGGACGGCGCTCGAGTCTCCTCCTCTCGGGCGCCGTCGAGTCCTTTCGAAACCTATGCGGATGATTGCCTTGGTCGCGACACGTCCGCTGGTCTACGGCACGCGCGCTCTCGGGGCGGGCGAGCGGTTCGACGCGAGTCCCATTGACGCGGCGGTCCTCACCTACCGACGCCATGCGGCCTTTGCGCCGCGCGGGATGGTCCAGCCGGCGCCCGCCCCATCTATCGAATCCGAGTCGGCTCCCGTTCGCCGAGTCCGAGTCACGACCATCGATGAGGCCGACGAGACAGGCAGTCTAGAGACCCCCATCGAGAAGCCCGCGCGCCGGCGGTATCAGCGGCGCGACTTGCAGGCGGAAGAGTGAATGCCGAAAGAATCTGAAATTCGCTTTCTAGGCGACCTGCAACGGCTCACCCTCAAGCCGGGCGATCGGTTCGTGCTGATAGTTCCTGGCCGCATCAGTCCTGAGATGGCTGCGCGCATTCAGGACATCTGGACGCGCTGGACCGAGAACGGAGACAACCTGACGACTCGGGTCGGCAAACTCCTGATTCTCGAAGAAGGCATGAAACTCGGGTTGATCAACGCCGGCCCCTCCGAGGACTGATGCA